CTCCTGTTTCTTTCATTACGTTAGCCGTCTGCTTCGTAATCTTTGTAGCCGCTGGCATAGACTCAGCGTTGTATGCAACGCCTAGCTTGTCACTAGCAGCTCGTGCTTCTTGCACAGCTCTCATGGTTGTACCTGCTGGTTGGATGCCTTCAGACCTAGCTGCGGCATAGGCGTTAAGTTCGCCATCCCATCTCTTAGCCGACATATTCTCGGCTCGTCCTGCGTCTCCGGTGTTTACTTGGAGGGTAAGGAGCTTACAAGCAAAGCAGCCATCGACATAACCAGTATGGTTAAGATGATCCGATTCTTCAACGTCGGACGGGAAAGGTTCAGTATCTGTGTAGCCACAGACCGTGCAAGTGTAAATAGGAATCCAGTCATGCTTGTCATTGAATCCAAAGCTAATTGGTCCTTGCTCGTGCTGATGCTCGCTCATGTAATAGTTTCTCCATAAAGTCTATATTCCGTTGAATACGGTCTTGTTCAGGCCCGTTTGCTTTAGCCGCTTCTTTGGCAAAAACTAAGGCTTCTTCAACATGTCCGAGGTTGTATGCGCTAACGCCTGCAAGGTCGTAGGCTTTCCAATCCCAGATGGCAGATTCGTAGCAGTAATGGACGGAGCGAGGAAGGTCCAAAACACTAAGAGAGGCATCTAAACACCTTTGCCATTGTTGTCTACGATAAGCGTCTATGGCTATGCCATAATGCGGTTCGCCCTCATGGGGCAGAATCTCTACGCCTTTATCGTAATATTCAGTTGCTTCGTCAGCTTTGCCAAGCTGGTGTAGTGATTCACCTACCCACCGGCATACTGCTGCATGTTCGACATCCCAGCCTTGAAGCTCAAGCTGGCGCTTACCTGCGGTAACGACATCTGCCCAACGCCCATGGAAATAATACTCACGGGTCATATATGTCCACATTCGTGGATCATCGGGATATTCTTTGACGCACAGTTCTAGCAAAGTCAGATACTGTGAGCGAGACTTTGAATCATCTGGCTGATGCTTGATAACCGCATCTAATATACTGACGGACTTAGCTTCGCCGTCTCCGTACCAAATCTGTACTTCATGGCATGGATACTTCCAATGCCATCCGTGACGAGAATGTAATCTATCTCTATGCCATGTGGAGCCAGTATCCATTGTTATCCAACCGACATTGGCATTTTTCTTCCAGCCTTTGCGTACTTTATCAAAGAAGCCAGGCTGAGGTACTTCGTCTAAATCTAGGATTACGCAGACATCTGCGTCTTTTGGTACGAGCGATAGCGCCGCATTACGAGCATCATCAAAACGCCAAGGGCTAACAGTAATATCATAAACCGTAACGCCGAGATTCCGTAACGCTTCCGCTGTGCCATCTGTTGATCCTGTATCTGCTACTATGATGTAATCTGCATCCTTGCAGGCAGCGGCATATCGCTCAACGTGTTTAATCTCGTTGAGAGCGATAGAGTAAACCGCTATCTTTGTCATGCCGCTATTCTATCACATGCCGCCAAATACTAAGATGTCCCAGTAGTTCGCTGCTCCCGTGCTTCCCGTAGAACCTGTCGCGCCTGTTTGTCCAGTAGCCCCTGTATTTCCAGTCGAGCCAGTGCTGCCAGTATTACCTGTCGCCCCTGTTGGTCCTGCGACGCCAGTTGCTCCCGTAGCCCCTGTTGAACCGGTGTTTCCTGTCGCGCCTGCCGCACCCGTTGATCCGGTTTGACCTGTTGCGCCAGTTGCTCCAGTAACGCTTGCTCCTGTGGCTCCAGTATTTCCTGCGGCTCCTGTGGCACCCGTTGCTCCTGTCGGTCCAAGTTGCGTGTACATAATCTGTTCGACATGAAGGTTAACACTTGGGGAAGCGGGACGAGTTGGAGATGTGCCAGATGATGCGGCAAGCAACTCCATATATGTATTTTGTGAGGACCAGTAGAACTGGATATAGTCATTAGCGTTGACGGTAACCAAGTCTTCAATGTTGGCAAGCACTTGATTGTTAACGCCAGAGGTGGTAAAAATTGCGGTTGATTCAGTCACCGCTGTGCCATTGAGGGCATACCAGACGTTGACCTGATAATTGCTACCGCCGCCTGTGGTAATGAATTGACCAAGCAAATTGACGGAATATGTACCAGCATAGGCAAAGGTAATCTGGCTACCAGATACAATACTGACTCCGCTAGAGCCAGCATTGGTGTTAATGGTGATGAGGTTAGCGCTTGTAGCGCCAGCGTTGGTCTGGGTGGTAGTATCGTAGAAGTTTCCGTAATGGCCTAGAGAGCCGCCTGCGCCAGTGGCGCCTGTTACTCCGGCGCTGCCTGTGGATCCAGTAGGCCCTGTGACGCCAACACTACCTGTAGGTCCAGTAGAACCTGTGGATCCACTTGAGCCTGTAGGGCCTGCGCTGCCAGTGTTTCCGACTGAGCCAGTCGGGCCAGTCTGGCCTTGGCTGCCTGTATTTCCTGTTGCACCCGTTTGTCCTGCTCCGGTTGCTCCTGTTGTGCCTGTAGCACCCGTAGCTCCCACGCTACCAGTAGGCCCGACAATGCCAGTGGCACCAGTATTGCCAGTAGGCCCAGTGTTACCGTTAGCACCTGTTGCTCCTTGAATACCTTGTGGGCCAACAGGCCCAAGTTCAATAATTTGAGGTTGGTTAGAGCCAACGTTAAAAACGTTGGTTGCAACCGGAATGACGACAGTTGAAATTGAGTTGACGGTTACTGACATTACTGTACCACGCTTGCGCTAACAGCAAATGAACCTTGGAGAATCTGATAAACATTGTTTGCTGAATCGGTAAGATTCAGGGCGTAGGTGTAGTTGCCTGCTGGCAAGTTTCCTGCGCTGGTTTGGGTAGAGGTAAGGTTGAGATTAACCTGACCCAAAGCTGCGTTAATTGTAATCTCGCCATTGGCGGTTGATAGCTCAACAACAAGGTTGTTGCTCACATCGCGTACCTGCATGTCTGCGCTGTAGCCTGTGAGGTTGACAGGAAGGTTGTCAATAAGCCACTGGGGCGATAATGCGAAGGTAGTACCATTGACTACCGTAATGTTATATCTGCCTGGATTCACAGTGGCTCCTTATGCTACATAGGTTATGTTGGCGCCATAACCAGCGTTAGTAAGAATGTCTTTTTCTGCCTGCGTGATGATGTAAACGCCACCACCGAGATAGCAATAATCCGCTTCTTGTGTATCTTGTACAGCGGGTGTACGAGTGCGTACTACGGCTGTGCCGTATACCAAAAGGCTATCACCTCTGGCAATGCGATAGCGCCAGAACAAGCGGGTAAAGCCCGCTGGACCTTCTTCAACCGATGGTGGTGTGAATTGGTATGGCACTATGATCCTTTCGATTGGTGTAGAAAGCCCCGCCCTTTATATGACGGGGCTAACTACTAACTGCCTAAATTAGGAGTTGTGGATTGAAGATGTTGACTCAATACGCACGAGAGAGGCATCACGGTAGCGCGCCCATCCAAGTACGCCGTACCATCCGATTGGACGGAAACGCATCAACTTATCAACAACTGGTCCGAAGATAACGTGTGGTTCTTCGGCAACAGCCTCAGCAAGAGCCTGCTTACCAGCAACGAGAGTACGGAAGACGCGGACGCCGCCAGTACCGTAGGTGTAGGAAGAACCACCGAAGGTTCCTGTGTTACCGGTTGCGCCGGTACCATCTGCTGCGTTGAACAAACGTGGTGACTCAACGAACATTGCACCTTCATAAGTTCCGATGGTGCCTGGCCAGAATTCGGCAGCGCCTGTCTCGGAGTACTTATGGTCGTCACGCCAGCCGCCTGCGCCAGTTTCTGCGCGAAGGTCGAATGAAACTTCTGGGTGGATACCACACCAGTAGTACTCGCCTTGGCGAGGAACAGCCTTGTTAGCGCGCAACTTAGCAACAGCGGTACGAATATCGCGTGACTTGATGACGTCGGTTCCAAGGATTGAAGCCTGGGTTGTGCCGTTGGTGTAGGTACCAGCGTAGGTTGAAACGAGCGAGCCGTTTACTTCTGCGATAGCGTTTGGTCCACCAACGAGGGTGTTAAGAGCAACAGTGTCGAGCGAGTCGGCCATGTTGAAGGCGATGATGTCAGCGATTGCTGGGTCAACATCTGAGAGTGAGAACAACTCCAACTTGCGGGTAGCAAGTGAAGCGTTACCGTATTCATTCAGAGTAACGGTGATAGGAGTGGTGTTACCAAGGGCAACAGCATCTGGATCAACGTCTTCTGAAAGTGGTGAAGTCTTCTGTGACAAATCTGTGTAGATCTGGAAGACTACTGAAGAACCAGGCATAGCCTGTTGTACTGGCTTCTTGTCTGCGACATCGCGGATAAGAGGAACAGCACGGAGAGCAAACTCAACATAACGGTCATAGGCTGTCTGTACGAGTGAGGTACCGAGCGAGCCAGACGATGTATCTGTATAAGCGTTTGCCATGTTGTCACCTTCTTTCTATAAGGTTAGTGCGATTGGTTGGGTTGTGGGCTACCGGCGGCGTTGAATCGATTGACCCATTAGCGCATTTAGCTCATCAATGTTTTTAGCACCTGCGATTTTGCCCATAAGGTCAGCATCACGGGTAGGTGTAGCAACGTTCTGCGTTGCTGCATTGATTCGGTCATACGAACGGATATTCTCTTGTTCTTCTTCGCTGGCAGGAGCATCTGCTGGCTTTGCAAATCCGAATACATCAGCATTCTCATTAAGCCAAGCATCTACTTGCTCTGGTGTGGAGACATCGGCAGGAATAAACTTCGCCACCTTGTCAGGTACACCTTTTGTTGCCAACACTTCTTTGACGGAACGATTCCGAAGGTCTGACTGAATTTGTGCTAGCTGTTCAGCAAGTTCCTTCTTCTCACGCTCAGCCTTTTTCAAAGCCTTGCGGAGATTGGCTGGTGCATCCTGTTGGACTTCTTCGCCAGTGAAGTCGTCTTCGTCATCTTCGTATTGGTTTGCCATATCGGCACTCCCTTTCTTGTTGATTGAGACGCAGGCCGCAAGTTACACAGGGGAATGTATCTTGGCTCCTACTACCAGTCTTAATACGCGTCATCCATGCTGGTCAGTGGTGACGGATTCTATTTAGAGCTGTCCGCTTGTATCCCTCATGCCGAGGCTTCCGGTGGAAGCACCAGCAGATCCGCTAAAGGCGGAGACTTCTTGGGTCTTGAGACGCTCAAGCTCTTGTTGAGCCTGTGCTGCACCTTGAGTACCAAAGGTTGCAGCTCCTAGAGCTGCTCCCACTGTCTCAGGTGAGGTATAGCCTGCATAACGCCCAGCAAGTGATTGCAATGGGTTAATCTGCGTAGCTATATTCTGGAAGCCTTGAGCTGCTTGTGATTGGGTAATACCCTGTGCAGCAAGCGACATGGCACTCATTGGGCCAGTGCCACCATAGGCAATGTTAACATTTTGACGAGCCGCTTCAGCTCCGATTTGAGCTGCGGTAACTTCCTGCTGGATAACATTGGAAGCAAGGCTTGGGTCAAGCAAGTGCATCGCAATGGTTCCAGTGGATAGACCGTACTGGCTTTGCAACTGAGCAATAACCTGTGGGTCTTCTGACTGCAACGCTGTCATGGCTGCGCTTACGCGTTGCTGTGTCTCAGCGGGAGAAACGTCACGACCAATAAGCTGACCAAGGTATGCAGGATCCATAGATGCCGCTGGCAAGCCAGCTTGTTGCATAACTGCCTTGTAAGAATTTTCTGTGTTGATATAATCCGCTGGGCTAAGTGGTGTAAGACCAGCCTTAATACGAGCAGCATTTCCAGAGAAACGTGCCTGCCATGAGCTAACCAAGTTGCCTGCTGCTGATTGCTGAGCAGGGGTAAGGTTCATGCCAGAAAGCGCCTGTGAAGGATTTGGGCTTTCAAGAATTGCTTGAATAGTATCTGAGGTTAAGCCACCTTGAAGCAAGCCTGTAATTCCGCCAGCAATGTCACCGGTCAATCCGTAGCCTTGAAAAAGGCTTGATAGCATTTGCAATGCGTTTTGGTCGGTGCCTTGAGGAATGGTTACATTTGCCACAGGTGCAACCGGTGCAGCGACAGGAGCAGCGGGAACCGCTACTGGTTGGCTAGCAACTGGAGCTGCTGCAACTATTGGTGCGGTTGTAGCGCCAGCAGGAGCCGCTGCAATCTGAGCAGATGTTAAAGGAGCCGCGCCACCTTCGACATAACCAGTGTTAGGATTTTGAGCGTAAACCGCTGTATCTACCGCTGGTGCTGTAGGTGTTGTATCTTCGATTGCGGCGCCGCCGCCAAATTCAGAATCTCTAGCCATCAGCCAGTCACCAATCCAAAGTTACGAAGTAGTTGTACGCCTGAATTCATAATGCTATCTTTGGCATTCTGGGTGTTAAGCCAGCGTGGGTCTTGACGAACCTGATTTGAAAAGTCGCTGACAGTCATGGGCGTTGGGTTGTTTGGGTCGCCGTTGCCCTGCAAAGCCTTGGTAATCATTGAGCCGTAGCCAGTAGGAGCAGATAGGTCAATAGTTGTAGGATCAACCTCAAGCAAGTTGGAAAGCGTATTGATGTAAGGAGCCGCAAGCGCCTTGACCGTAATGCCAGAATCAAGCTGCTTGGCATAAGCAGGGAACATGGTCTTGGCTTGGTTAATCAAATACTGGCTCTGCTCTTGAGCAGATGTGGTTCCAGCAATAATGCCTTGTGCCGCTTGAGCGAAGTAATCCTGTCCGCTAGGAAGCGTCATGTTATTCAAGCCCAAGTCCATAGCCTGTTGCTTTAACTGCTGTGCAGTTGTCTGAGCTTGTCCGCCGGTAAGTGTGGCATTGACTCTGCCAACTTGAGCCAAGTGCGCTTGAAGCGCAGAATCTGTTGGGTTGTTAGAAAGAATCCACTCAGCAAGATTTTGGCCAGTGGTGTCTAAAGCATGAGGCTGGCTATAGTTTGCAGGGTCAATAGCTTGACCAATTTGAGATGGGGTAAGGTTAATACCCAATGAGCTTGCTGTGCTGATGAGCTTCTGGCGAGCATTGTTGTATGCTTCCGAGTAAGCCGCTGGGTCAGATGTGCGCTGTAATTCAGCAGATTGCTGAGCTGGTGTGCGAGTCTTAGCCCAGTTGGTATTCTGAAACTCCGCAGCCCACTTATTAGCACTCCAGTTTTGGCTAACAGCAGTTGTGAAAAGCGAACCAAGCTCAGGGTCAGAAGCAATAAGCGCAGCTTGTACGCCATAGTTTTGCAGAAAGTCTGCTTTGATTTGCTCTGAAGTTTCAGCAGGTCCTGTGGATCCTGTGGTTCCAGCAGTTGTAGCAGGGCCAGTAATGCCAGGGAATGAAGCGATAACTTCAGGCTTTTTCTTACTAGCCATTATACGCTCCCTTGAATTGGTTCATAGAATTCATCATTGCCTGCATATAGCCAGTAGCAGCCTTGTATTCCTTAGCGCCAGCGGTACCGTTGATAAGGTTCTCAAGAAATGCTGTGACATCTACACCCTTGGATAGCTGAGTACCAACAGCGGTATTGCGCTTACCTGAGTCAGCTTGATAGGTGGTAATGCCTGTATATCCACCAGTATTAGCTTTTTCGGCAGCAAGAAGCTCATCTCCATATTGCTTAATTTCTTCTGGAGTAGCATTACGACCCACCAACTGCTGCATGGTTGCATTGACTAATGACTCAATATCAGGCTGTGAAGTTTGAGTAAGGTCAGTAGTGATGGTTGTTGTAGGCAAGAAATATGGATTAGCATTGGTTGTGCCAGAGGCTCCACCAGAGCCGCTTAAAGCCTGAGCAAATGCACTCGTTCCAGAGGAACTGGCAGGCGTAGACGCTGCCGGTGTTTTAGGAGCTGGTGTAGTCAAAGACATTATGATACCCTTCTAAAGACACCCGAAATAACATTTGTCAATGCTGGGTTGTTTGTCATTTCTTGGTCAAGATAATTATACCAAGCTGTTTGCAATTTGTTATATCCTGGCAACTTACGACCGTTAACCATTTGCTGTCCAAGCAACCCGTGATAATCGTTGTAGCTAGCTAGCAAATCTGCAATGCCGGCAGCTTGTGGACCATTGAGCTTGCCCTGTTGTTGCATAGCTTGCAAATCTGAAAGGGCATGGTTTGCCATAACACTCTTGGTTGGATCCTTGTACTCAGCAAGCCAGATTGGATTGCTTTGTCCGTAAGCGTCGGTAACGGTTTTCCAAGCCTGAGAAATTTTATACAATTCAAAGCGATTGCCCTGTGCGCTAGCAATAGCGGCTTGATAATCCTTGTAATCTTGAGCAAGGTCAACCCAACCCTTTGAGTAATACACCGCATTAAGGAACTGCTGTGGCGTATCCTGTGAGCGAAGGTGCATGGTAACGAGCTTATTTTCAATCTGGGCTACATCTCCGCCTTGTGTATTCTGCGGGATAAGATAGGCAGAACCGTTGGGGAATTGGCTATAAAGAGTTTTATTCTGATTAAGCCAAGTCAATGTATCATTAGATAGTGGTAAGTTAGCTCCACCGGCACCTTGGGTTGTATGAGAAACCGTGTAGGAAATGGCTTGTGAGCCATGCTCTGCGTTAAACTTGTCTTGAGCTTCTGCAATAGTCAAGCCCAAACCACCTTGAGCCTTTGGCTTTACCATATTGAGATATTCAGAGCGAAGCGTCTGCATATCCTTGGTGTAGTAGTCATTGCTGACATTTGGCGCCAACGGCAAGAAGAAAGATAGTAAGCCTTGAATGAACAGATTTGACTTAGCGTTATTTTCAATTTTGTCAAGAATCTGTTGCTTTTGAGTTTCTGGCAAACTTGCATATTTGTCATCAAGGATGCCATGATATTGAGCCGCCATAATGGCTGACAAGGTTGCGTTATGGACAGCAGACTCGCGCTGATCCATGGTCAAACCATTGAATACGTCTCTGACGCCAGAGTTAGGCAAAACCGTGTCAATCCAGTTAATTGCTGGATAGCCACCAGTAGCAAAGTTAGATACCTTTTGCATCCATGGGAACTTATTTCCAAGGTCGGTCAAAAGTATATTTCCAAATGGCGCTACGCCTGGCATCTTTAACTCTGGAAGAACGGTCTGTAAAGATGATGTATTTCCGATGACAGACTCAGGCATTCCTGAGAATGAGTTAATTCCTAAAGCCTGCAAACCTCGAAGGGCGGCGTTGCCAAACTCTCCGACTAATGGATAAACAATGTACTTCTTGCCACTGGAATCGGTATGAACAAAGCCTGGGTTATTTAACCCGTGGTTGATAATCTGAAAGTCGCGGAATGTCTTAATCGCACGACCATCCTGCAATCCAAGACGGCCTATACGCTTTAGAGCCTGCTCTTGTGCAAAGTAGAACGGCAATACGTTACGAGACAAGGTAGCCCACTGGCTACGAAGTGCAGGATTGTGAATCAAAGGCAGCATGGAAAAGGTAGCCTTTTGACCAGCAATACGCAAAGCATCATTATCAGTAAGAAGGCCAGAATCAACCATTGGCTTCAACTCACGATAATGCTCGTACATATAGTGAGCAAAGATAGGCTCACGAGATACATGGTCGATAATTGGATTAACAACAGTGCGATAACCCAAGTCCATGACTCGGTTCATAATGTTATCCCAGCCAGGCTTGAAAGTTTTACCAAGCACATTGTATGGGCTGTCGCTTACTGGAATCTTCTTTAGGTCATCCTCGTAAGTACGCTGCTTGTTCTTAATATTGTCAATCAAGTCTTCGTGGATTTTTCCGCTAGCGCCTTCCACCATTCCTCGGAATGATGCGGTTACTTCACGGGCAAAGTCAGCAGGTACGCCTTGGCTCAAGCCAACCATTGTTGGGCGAATATCGGCGTATTGCTTTGAATCCTCAACGCGCTTCTGAAATTCGTTCTGAACTTGCGCCCACTTGGCATCGTTGGAAAGCTCGTTCCAGTTAGGTTGCTTGGATAGGCGTTGCCAGTCTGAAGCAATATCACGAGCCATGGCTTCATTACGAGCCTTGGAAAGGTTCAATGCCCAGTACTTGTGATAGTTAGGGTTGGTGCCTTGGATGCTGGCAGCTTCGTCTGTTGGACGTGCGCCATGTCCTTGTAACTGAGCAAGCAAATCTACACGGTCGTTGGCTGAGTTTTGAAAACTCTTGCCATGATCTGAAGCTACGCCGGCAGGAATACCCTCAGCACCCATGAGCTTCTGATACTTGTAAATAGCATCTAGCTTGTCTTGGGCAATGTAAGGAGCAATCTTGCTGTTAACAAATCCAACTGGAGCAATACGGTTCTTGAGGTTGCGAACATCTGTTGCTGCCTCGTTAGCTCGCTCTGTCCAGCCAAGGCTCTTGTAAACATCGGCCTTTTGCTGAGTCAGCTTGGTGATTGAATTTTCCTTGACAGGCTTGCCAGACAGAAGCGCATCATGGTCTTCATCGGTCAATGCTTGTGATACAGAGTCAGCATAGCGTTGCTTCTCAAGCTCGCTCAATGGATTTAATCCATGAGCAATGTTGTACTTTGCTGCACTTTGAGCAACTTGACTCTTGAGGTAATCGCCAAGACCAGCACGAATGATTTGGTGCAAAGCCTCAGATGAAGCTACGCGTAAACCAAAGCCTGCTGAGAACAATGTCAGCGGTGCGAAAATCTTGTCGGTGTAAAAGGTAAAGCCATCATCTAGCTTCTGATACAGAAGGCTGTGAATGGTTGCTTGGCGCATTGCATTGCGAAGCTCTTTGAAATCAATAAATGCGTTTTCGCCTCGTTGCCATGACCATTGTGCAACGCCTTGTACGCCGCCATCTTTCATGGCTACATAGCCAGTTGGACGACCCTTATGGTCATGTCCGTAGATGACGTTAGACAACTCGCCACCGTCAGTAGCGCGCTGCGCCTGAGACATGACACGATTAACAATGTTATCGCTTGCTGGAAGGCCAGCATTCTTGACAGTTTCCTTGACAAGGTTAGCGTACATCTCTTGCTTGGTAGCAAGGTCTGGCTCAAGCATAATTTTCGATACATGCTCTAAGGCAAGATCATGTGGCATAGAATAGCGAGCCATGTTGTAAAGCTGTGGACCAAGGCCAGGGTCAGACCAAGTAAAGTTTTTGCCAGACTGCTCAAGTGTCTTGAGGTTGACAGACAAAGCCTTGTAACCGGTAAAGGTACGAACCTTGCCAGCTAATGCTGAGATAGCAGCATCTTTAGCGCCACTAAGGTCAAGCAAGCCTAGCTTGCCAAGAACGGTAGGAATACCGCCTTGCAAGGTTTGCTTCTGAATACTGCCGTCTGGGTTAAGTTTAACTTCACCGTTTTCATCAACTACGCTGACAGTTTTTGGCAACAGCAAGTTACGTTCTTCGTTGATGCTTGTGCCTTGCTGGCGAATACGCTCAAACCCCTTGTCAACCAAGGCGCGAGCAAATGTCTGAGTAGGAAGAATCAGGGTATTGCGAGGCAACGCATCCTGAGCCACAAGCTCAGATGAATACAAAGACTTGCCTAGCTCGCCAACAACTTCCTCTGGTGTAGAAGCCTTAGCCAAGCGGCTTGCTTCATAAGTGGTAAATTGGCTTGATGGGAACAGTCGTTGAATCTCGATAGGGTTATCGGTCTTTGCGATTGTATCTACTGCACGACGGAAAGATGTGTTAAGTGGGTTGGCGTAAGCGTCAAGAACCTGTGAGCTATTAAGTGCCTTGCCAGATGTGGAAACAATAAAGTTGTTAATTGAGCCTGATTGTGAAGCAATAGGCAAGGTGGCACGAATCTGTGCAGGTGCGCCATTAGCATCTAGGATTGTCTTGCCAGTATCATCAACTGCTGCGCCGACATACTTACCAGACTTGAGAGCATTGTTGATTGTGCCAGCTTTAGCCAAAGGATCTGCGTTAAAATCAAAGATGGCGTCAGTAACGCCAGAGATGGTCTGACCAAAGCCATGCTGAGTATCTTTCAGCGCGCTAAAGCCAGGTACATTAGAAATAAGATTAGCTACATCTCGCCCAGGAGACACCATGTAATTTGGGTCATTCGACTTGGCGATTGAATCTTTGAATGTAGGCATGAGGCGAGCAAGGTCTTTTTCGCCTGCTAATGCCGCGTCAGCTCCTAGAGCTGCGCCTGCTGGTCCACCAAGAAATCCACCGGCAACTCCGCCACCAACTACGCCAAGCGTAGCTAATACGCCTTGCCAAACACTATGGTCTGTATAAACGCTGTGGAGAAACTTGTAGTCTTTTTGAATTTCTTGCAAAGGCTTGTTAGCCCAATTCATAATCGTGCCGACGCCTGGCACTTTCTGCACAGTCTGGACTACGTTATTGAGAATGCCTTTAGCGTCGCCAAGAATTGTTCCCCAAACACTCTGGGAGTTGTAATTCTTTTGATGATCCGCAAGAGCTTGCGCGTATGGAGCAATGCTTTGCGTTGCGGCAATAGCATTAACAACGTCAGGATTACCACTGGCGATGGCGTCAGCCATAACCTGTGGCGCCTTCTGCGCTACTTCTGGGTGTAGTCCTACTGCATTATTCGCAACATTAACATTGGCAGCCTGTGATGGCGCTGGCGTTGGAGTAGCGGCAGGAACTGGTGCGTTATCTGCCATAAATTAAATGCCTAACGTCGCGGCTAATTGCTTCAATGCTGGGGATGCGTCTGGATGTTGTGCCAATGCCTGAACGGTTTGCTTAGCAGATTGTCCACCTGCTGCGGCTGCACTGCCAGGGTTGATTCCTAGAATAGAAGGACCGAATCCTGGACCTGATGCAGCACCAGTTGTTACTGGTTCGTCAGGGCGTTGGGTAGGAGCAGTCAAAGGTGTAACTTGAGACTGCTGTGCTGGAGCTGATTGTGCGGCAGCTCCTGCAATGGTTGATGGAGACAATGGCTTGCCTGGGTTTGGCGTAGCACCCATAGGTGCTTGCGCTTGCAGGTTAACTAAATCCTGTCCATCACCATAAGACGGCATGCCTGAGACATACCGAATTGCTTGCTTTGATGCTGGTCCGCCATCGGTGCGTTGGCTTAAAGCCCCTGGGCCTGATGTCATAGCTGGCTTTTCTGCCTGTGGCATGACTATTCTCCCTCTTGTAAAGTCTCGATGGTGCGGGCTGCATACTCGTGGAACGATTCTTTATGATCCACGAAACTTGCTTGATGTTCTAGCATTTGCGTAAGAACATCGAAACCGCTTGCTATGTCAATTAAGATTGCTGCGGTTGTGTCAGCGAGCAGGGCAAGTACATCCCATTTGGTTACCCGCGTGGGCGGCATGCCCTGCTCTTGTGACATTTTTTTACTTCATTGGCTTTCCGGCAGTTGTGCCTGTGCCGCGTGTGCCTGAAGGTTGCTCGCTGAAGACGATGTTAGCTGCGCCAGGCTTAGCTGGTCCAGACTTCTTCTGAATTGCAGTCTTCTGTGTTGTAGCTTGTGACGAACCATGTCCGCCTTGGTTCTTTGGTGAAGGAACCTTTGTTGTGAGGTTTGCCTTTGTTGTTGCCATTGTTTATCTCCTATAGGGATGAGTTGTCTCGTCAGTAACGTTAGGCTGGCGAGCGTCTGGCTACATTCGCAGATAACTGCGGCTGGCCAGAAGATGAAAGTCCTGCAAGCAGGTTCTGTAGTGCAGACCCACCTTGCGGTGCGCCTTGCGGTGGCATTGCAGGAGATGCCCCAGAAGGAGCCTGTCCTGGGGCTTGTGCCTCACCAGCGGCTGCAACTTCTGGGGATGCTACTGGTTGGGCAAATGCCTCAACAACTAGGTCTTCGATATTGTCGCCAGCTTGACGACCCTTGATGACCGATGCCATTGCTGTAAGAATCTTTGTAGGGTCTTGACCCTGCGCTGCCATAGCTGGCAGAGCTTGTGCATAAGAAGCCATAGCTGACATGAGCGAATCTCTTAATTCCTCAACTTCAACCTTTTCTTCTTCTTGCGTTACGTTCATATCCCATGGCATCTGACGGCGTAGGAAATCGCGTGAGATAAGTTTATCACCACGAGCTTGCAAACCAAACACCAAAGCACGGTTTGGATCAAGTCCTGCCATCATGCCGTATGAAACATCTACCCAGTAATCACCAGAAATATCTTTGCTTGGTGTGTAGGTAATCTCGTAAGGTGCGCCGGATACAACGCCGCGCACTTCCTTCTCAACATTGCCGAATAGCTTCTCATCCATAAGGAAGCATAGGCGCATGACTTGACGGAATACTTCTGAGAAGACAGCCTGTGCTGTCTTGACCTGTGTATCGAATCCACCCATTAGGGCTTCAACGCCACGACCTGTAACGATAGAACCAGACTGCACACCCATACGACCTTGTGGGTAGCGTGAGCCAATGCGAAGCTCTTGATCTAGTGTGGCTGCCTCTTGGAAGATACCGGCAGGAATATCAAGACCGACACGACGAATCTTTTCTGGATTAGCAGAGCGAATAGTTGCGTCTGGGCCAATCTCAAGAACGTTAACGTCAGCAGGCAAAGCAAATGGAGCCTGTACAGACTTTTGTGCTGCTTCCAGCTGCAAGGTAGCAAAGCGAGCCTTGGCAACTTGTACCCACATGATGTCATCGAATTGTCCGCGTTGGTTCTCATCGGAGTCGATGCCAGGGCGGATAGCGATGACGACAGGCAATTCACCGATAAGGTTCTTTGCACGGTCAAGGACAAGGTTGCTACGCTCAGGAACAAACAGGATGACTTCATCCTTGTCCTGATAGCGGAAGACTTCCAGCATACGCTCTGAGTTGCGGTTCTCGTAAGGTCCGCGAATGACAGATTCATGCTCTGGGAATTCGTTGCATAGCTCGCGTACTGTCTTGTTGTAACGCTTGCTGTAGGACAACAACTTGCCGAATCGGTCATACTCTGGGTATGCAGCGATTGGGTTGTCAATGCGAATCATTGGGCGCTTGTTTTCCCAGTCAGGCTCAATGATGAAAGGAAGCATGCCGAAGGTTACATAACGGTCTGCGCCTGTATACATCAGCGTTTGGAGGCGGCATGTATCGCGGTAACCTGCGGCAATCATAGTGCGCTTATCGGCCTTCTTGCGCGCACGGTCTGAGACAGAATCCGTAGAGTCGCAGTTGAAGGCTGGGAGTGGAGCAATAACTTCTGCCACGTCGCGGGCAGCAATGTCAATAAAGTTAGCCACCATGGGCTTAGGAAATTCGTCTGGGAACATTCCTGGGTAAACTTGCTGAATGTCACCTTGGCGGATTGCTTGCAGATCTGTCCAGCGAGCATCACGTTGATGGTAATGGTCGCGGAGCTTGCGTATCTTTACGCTTAGCTCGTCGATGTCAAGACTCACAAGTAACCTCCGTTAGCAGCCATCTTCTGTTGAAGCTGGGCATATTCTTCCAAGTTAACAACCTTGCGGCGCGCTAAATCCATTGGTGTAGCAAATGGATTCTTCACGAATGTTCCGCCATAGGCGCCTGCCTGATTGATGTAATCACGCATTTGTGTTTCAGCAAACCAGAGAGCCATTGGGCCGTCTTGCTTGTTCTTTGTTCCTGCTGACCAAGTGATAAGTTGTTCAATCAGGGCTTTGATATGTTCGTTGTCAGCTCGTGGCAATTCCAGAAGATTATTCTTGAGGAACTTGCCTTGACTATCTACCGAGCCAAATAGCGGAGCCATAGAGGCGACGCCAAATTCTAAATCCATCTTATTGCCACCGGTATAGTGCTGGACAAGACGGATGCCTCGTGAGGCAAGGAACGAGTTGATTTGCTCGTCTTGGGTGAGGAATAGCTGGAAAGCATTCTTCTCAATGACCCAGACCTTTGGACTGTACTTCTCTGTCCATGAGCGAATCAAGTCACGAATAGCCTGCGGTGTCGGGGCGGGCATACGCGATGCCTCTAGCAAGTAACGCTTGCCCGTGGTTCTATCGCCAGCCATGATAACCGAGAAGGTATCGCCAGACATGGCAGGATCCATTGCAGCGACGATGTACTGACTGCTGAGATTCTCAGGATGTCCTGGTGCGCCAGGAATCAACGGGCCGATAGCCCGCATGCCGCTGACAGAACCGCGTACACACTCAGGGGAGAAGATAGCGGTTGACTCAACATCTTGCTGCTGGTAAACCATTGCCCACGTCTTTGGGTCAATCAAGCCGCGACGGCGGCGTAGATGTTCGCCGGACCAGCGTGGGTACAAACCGTTCTCGTCTGGCAAGGTATCGTCTGCGTCCCATGGACGGTCAGACTTAGGCCAGAGGGTAACCCAATCCTTTGGGTCATCGGCAAATTCTAAAACTGCCGGCATGGCAAGGTACGTCCATGGCGACTTGTTATCTGGATAACGCTCAGGGTTACGCATCTCGCGGTATAGATCCATTGGGTCTACGCGAGTGCCGACAACCAAAATCTTTCCCGTTGGACCAACACGCGTCAAGACTTCCTGTTGAATCCAGCGAATCTGCTTTTCGTACTCGCCAGCGTTGGCGAGAGTCACGCAGTCGTCAAGGATGATTAGGTCAGCACGTGCGCCGTAAATCTGTCCGCCGATGCCGAGTGCCTGAAGCGTAGGGTCTTTTTCACCCGACTCGCGCTCAAGGTAAATGGCGTCTTGCGTCCACTTCTCAGCCGTGGCTTTGAAGCCTTCCACTGGAGCGTATCGTCTTTGAAGCTCTGCCCATTGGGGAGAGGTAAGCCGCTGCTTGACGGCATAAAGAAATTCCTTTGCCATCGACTGCGTCTTAGAGACAAGCTTAATTCGGACATTGGGATTGGTAACAATCCGATATGTCACATAGTCGATAGACACGGTCATGGACTTAGCATGTTCCGGTGGCATGTTAACCAAAACGTAATTTTTGAAGTTTGGCTCGTAGGTCATGTTGCCATGCAGCCAGGCGGGTTCGCCTTCCTCCAGCAGGGAGGTAATGTTACGTTGATGGTCGAAGGTCTTGCTGTTCAAATACTTGAGGCGAAATTCCTCAAAGCTGATATTGGCATCCTCGTCGGCGATAACGCCTTTTCGGCGCTTGATAACTCGCGCCAGATCAATCGCCTCTTTAAACTGAGGGTCGGATGCTCGGTAATACTCATAGGACTTGACGGACTTGCCGACTGCGCGGCAAGCGTCTTCCACGGTAACGCCGTCGTTGATTAGCTCAACGAGGCGTTTCTTTGCCTCAGGCGCGGACAAGCTAGCGCCTTCGACAAGGCGGTATTTCGATGCGTCTTTAATTGCCATTGGGTTAATCTCCTTTGGTGGTGAGATTAGACCTATCCCACGTATATCTTTGCTACGCAAAGATTTACTACGGTGAGGTTATACCTCACCTACTGCGAAGCATTGCCTGTGGGCAATGTCGTGGATTGTTTAGGGGGCGCCGCCAGGCGCCGCCTGTCGTCTTGCCTATGGGTTAACGAGCAGGGCCATAAGCCCTGATCGGTTGTTCGTCTCATCGGCAACCTCGCTGTGAGGCTCGGCTGCGATGAAGCCGAACTAACGGAGCCGTATTTATTTTATCCCCTATATATACTAAGGCGGGATAAAACCGCTTTATCCCGCTTTGGAGGGGGTGATTTATGTCACACGCTCTAAAGTCAGTATTTTATACTGCTTATGGTCAAAAAATAATTTATGCGCCGTCTTAATATGTGAGACGAAATACCGGTATATGGATCTAATATTTAGAAAAAATATTTTGGTGGATAGTTAATACATATATCACTCGTAGTTAAAAACCCTCGGGTTGAGCGTGGCACGGCTCGGCTTTGCCGATTATTACCCTGACCCTGACCCGTCAGAACATCGCGTTAACACCAGCTTTTGCGGCTCGTTTCGGGGCGATATTGCACCGTTATAGAACCGTTTCGGGGGCAGAACGGACGGTTTCGGGGCGTTAGGCGGCGTGTGTGGGAGGACTGTCCACCCGCACCAATCCGCCAATCCCCTGCCGTAACGGCTACCAATCGGGGCATCCAGCAAGCCAATCGGGCAAGCCAATCCGCTGACAGAATGAACGATGACCGCGCCAATGGGCAAGCCGTGAAGGCAGTAGCTCGGCCAAAGCCTCGCAAACCAACCCCACAACACCGTCGCGCCGGCGAGACAAAGATCTTAAAAATGTCTAAGTCCAAGCACAAGATATTCGTAGAAAAGACACGCCAAAAGAATTGCAAATAAGGCCAGAATCGGCAATAATTCAGGTGCTGGCAAAGGCCAGCATTCGGAAAGGACAGCATCATGGAAATTGGTCAGACTGTAAAAGTGACATCCCTTGCGGGTGTCGAATATGGAATTCTCGATTCCATTAACACCAAGCTCGGCAAGGCAGACATCTGGTTCGACAACGGCCAGCACTTCTGCTCATTTAATCTTGACCAGATTGAGGTGGCATAATGACAACCCCAGCAACTTGCCCCGATTTCGTTTTACATCCTCATGTCGGTTGCTACACCTGCCAAGTGGCAAGCGCATCCGAAGAACAGGGTACGACAGCTATCGCAACTGAGCTAACAAACCACGGCATCGCTTGCGATGTTCACCAAACAGGTGGCTTCACAATGTGCGTCTACATTCCTTTGGGTAATGGCGCATACATCTATGCAAACAACGAAGGCTTCTCCTTCTATAAGGATGAGGACTGCGACGGTTGGGCGAATTACTCATTCGCTAATTCAGAAAATACCCCAGCCAAGAAGGCTGAGGCAATCATCCAAACCATGAAGGTGGTACACGCATGAAATCTCCAGCATATCGCTTGACACAACTTCTCGTCCGCGCAGGCTTCTGGGCGCTTATCTTCTGGGGCGTCTGGATGGTCGTAACACACCTCTGGTGGACTGGCACACGATTTGAGTGGACTACCAACCCATTCGGAAACTAAGGCGAAACGCCCGCAAGGGCGTCGAGGCGTGACGCGTCTCCTGATGAGCCTCTCATCTGACTATCGAAAGGACGGCAAAAAATGTGTAAAGAATACAACGGTTGGAGCAACCGCGAGACATGGGCAACCATGCTATGGATTAACAACGAGCAGGGACTAACCGAGCAAGTGCGCTTCTTGGCAGAAGACGCCTCGCACCCTGATGAGGCTGATTCTCCTATCTCAGCCAAGACGGCGTTAGCCAACGCCTTGGAAAAGCTATTCGACGAACTGTTCGACTTCGATAACCTGTTCGAGAACCGCGCCCTGTACACCATTCGAGACGACATCGGTTCCATGTATCGAGTGGACTGGCGCGAGATTGCCGCCGCTGTCCTATCAGACATCCAGGTGGAGGCATGAGCAAGCAACATCATTTCGTCGTCTATTTCGACACCGAAACGCAAAAGTGGGCGCCTGATTGGGACGTTAGTATCAACCACCACGAGGGCGACGTCTGGGATACCAAGACCGAAACATGGGGATTCGCTGATTCAGAAGATTGGATGATTGACGAATTAAAGTCGCGCCTAGAAGCGAAAACTAATTGCGTGGATTGCGGTATCACCTTGCCGTCTGGAGAAATCTGCCAGCCATGCCAGAATGCCCGCCTTGCCCCAATCTGCGGAGACTGCCTATACCCAATCTCGGAAGGATGCCTCTGCGCCGGCAA